TTGCGTATGATTCTCTAGTAAAGCTGATGGACAGGTTCGACCAGGTTCCGTTCATCGGTCTCAGTGCTACCCCTTACGCAAAGGGGTTGGGGAAGGTCTACGATGATTTACTGGTGCCGATTACCACTGAAGAACTATTAAGTCAGGGCTATCTGTGTCCGGTCGATTACTACGGTGGACGATCTGTGAGCGTGAAGGGCATCAAGACCAAGGCGCTGGGTACGGGTGGATCTGATTACGACCCAGAGGCTCTAGCGGAGGCCACAGAAAACGACAAGGAACTGTCAGGCGATATAGTCAGGAACTGGCGCGAGCATGGCGTAGGTCAGACGATAGCGTTCAGCCCGTCTATCAAGCACTCAAAGTACCTTGTTGACTTGTTTTTAGCTGCTGGAGTTCCTGCTGCGCACATTGACGGTTACATGGACGAGAAAGAAAGAAGGCATCTCTTCAAGGCGCACGATGAGGGTGTCATTCAGGTATTAAGCTGCTCTAGGCTGCTCAATACTGGTATGACGCTCCCACCGTTCGCACCCTAATTGATTGCTTCCCCACAAAGTCCCTGATCGTCTACCAGCAGCGTGCAGGCAGGATATTCAGGACAGCCCCAGGCAAGGAAAGAGCTATATACCTGGATCACGCTGGCAACGTCAAAAGGCATGGCTTCGCTGAAGGTCTTGTCCCCGAAACGCTAGATACAGGCAACCACCAGTTTCAGGAGTCTAGGCAGGTCAAGGAACGCGAGGAGAAAGAAAAGCGTGTTCAGACTTGTCCTGTATGCCAGAAACAGATGCAGGGGATCCGGTGCCAGTGTGGTTATGTGATACCGATTAGAGAGCAGCTAATTACAGACGGCCAGATGCTCGCGAAGCTGGAAAAGAAGCCCACAAACAACGACAAGTCGAGGTGGTACTCATCTTTCCTGAGATACTCCAGGCAGAAAAAGTACTCAGATGGCTGGGCAGCTCATCAATATCGGGCAAAATTCGGGGTATGGCCGAGGTCTTTAGAGATCGACATTACGAAGCCCATGTTGAAGGAAGCCGAAAGCTGGATAATCCACAAGCAAATAAGTTACAATAAGGCGAGACAATTAAGCAGTAATGGTTAGTTTCACGTGGAACAACTTATGCCAATCAAGAAAGGTTACGGTGCGAAAACAGTCAGCAAGAACATCAAGACAGAGATGAAGTCTGGGAAGCCACAGAAGCAGGCCATTGCGATTGCTCTGGATGTAGCTAAAAAGGCAAAGGCAAGCAAATCAAAAGCGACTTACTACTGATGGCTGGCAGACCCACTGGTTACTCGGACGACCTGGTAGAAAAGGCGCGTCAATACATAGAGGGTGACTATGACACAATCTACAGTCATTCAATCCCGTCTCACTTAGGGCTGTGTGAGGCACTTTCTGTATCAAAAACAAGCCTTTACAAGTGGGCGGGCGAAGAAGGGAAGGAAGCATTTGCGGATATATTAGCTAAATGTAACGCAAAGCAGCACAACATCCTGATAGCGAAGGGTTTGAGTGGTGACTTCAACGCCTCTATTGCCAAGCTGGTCTTGGGTAAGCACGGCTACCACGACAGAGTAGAGTCTACTGGCGCTGACGGTGGGCCGATTCAGAACAAGTGGACGATTGAGATCGTGGATGCCAAGCCTCCAACTGCCTAAAAAGCTCAAGCCGTTTGTCACTACACCCAAGCGATTCAAAGTCGCCATAGGTGGTAGGGGGTCAGGGAAGTCCATGTCCATTGCAGACCTCTGTCTGATGGACGCACAGACCAAGGGCATCAAGACTGCTTGCTTCCGAGAGTTTCAGGTCAGCATGGAGGACTCTGTACACTCCCTGCTCGTCGATGAGATCGAAAGATTGGGTCTTGCAGGCTTTGAGATCCAGAACACACAGATACTGTACGAGGGCCAAGAAGCCTTCAAGTTCAGGGGACTGGCGAGGAACCCAGAGGGCATCAAGTCGATGCACGGTTTCGCCAGGTTCTGGGTAGAGGAGGCTCAGACAATCTCTGCTGACTCCCTGAAGGTTCTCACTCCCACATTGAGGGCTGAAGACTCGGAGATCTGGTTCTCAGCTAATCCCAGAAGTATTGCCGACCCGTTCTCACAGAGGTTCATCAAGCCGTTCGAGAGGCAACTTAGGACTGACGGGTACTACGAGGACGACCTCCATCTGATCGTCTGGCTCAACTACAACGACAACCCATTCTTTCCCGCTGTACTTGAGCAGGAGAGGGCGCACGATAAGGCTAACCTGTCGATTGCACTCTACCGACATATCTGGCTGGGGGAGTTCTACGACGAGGTTGAGGACACAATCATCCCGGTAGACTGGTTTGAGGCTGCGATTGATTCGCACATCAAGCTAGGCTGGAAGGCAGAAGGGGCTATTATTGCAAGTCACGACCCGTCCGATCTAGGTGGAGACTCGAAGGGGTACGCTGTCCGACATGGGAATGTAGTCCTAAACGTCACCGAGAAGGTCACAGGTGACTCTAACGAGGGTATGGACTGGGCTATCTCCCAAGCCATCAAGGATCGGGCTGACTACTTTGTGTGGGACTGTGACGGTCTGGGAGTATCCCTGAAAAGACAGGTTGACGCTGCGCTAGAAGGCAAGAAGGTTGATTACGTCATGTACAAAGGTTCTGAGGCTGCTGAAGACCCTGATGCACCCTATTCGGACGGGGGGAATCAGAGGGCCAGGTCTAACCGGGACACGTTCGCCAATAAGAGGGCGCAGTACTGGTGGCGTTTAAGGGATCGTTTCGAGGCTACTCATAGGGCTGTAACGAAGGGCCAATACATCAATCCTGATGAGCTGATATCCCTATCGTCGGGGATTGAGAAGCTAGACCAGTTAAGGGCTGAAGTGTGCCGCATTCCATTGAAACGGAATAATTCTGGTAAGATACAGATTATGTCGAAGATTGAGATGGCAAAGAAGCCGTATGAAATCCCTAGTCCGAACATGGGAGACTCGCTGATGATGGCAATGTACCGGCCTAAACCTAAACTGGCCGAAGTGAAACAGATAAAATTCAAAGGGTGGGCCTAATGGCTGAGTATCTGACAGAAGAACCTGGCAACGAAACCAAGCAGGACAAGGCTGAGTCAGAGGAATACTACACTGACTACGACAGTCACCAGACCGTCATCAATCTGATGACCGCTGCGCAACAGGCTGATCACGACAACCGCGAGAAGGCCCGTGAGGCTCATCTTTTCGTTGATAAAAGGGACGGTCAGTGGGAGCCGTACTGGTGGAACAACAACGCCGGTAAGCCTCGCTACACCTTTGATATGGTCAACCCCATTGTTGATCAGGTGACTGCTGAGATTGAGCAGAGCGACTTTGACATCAAGGTATCACCACAGTCTGGGCCTGCATCCAAAGAGACGGCAATGGTGATGGATGGTCTGATTAGAAATATTGAATCAATGAGCCGAGCGAAAGAGATTTACATCAATGCTGGCAGGGGAATGGCAACCGCCGGATATGACGGCTGGATGGTCTCGCATAAATACGCTGATGAGGAATCATTCGATCAAGATTTGGTGATTGAGCCGGTTCCCAACTTCATAGATCGTGTGTGGTTTGATCCTGCGGCGTATCGTCAAGACAAGTCAGACGCACAGTATGCCTTTCTGCTGCATCCGGTGAGCAAATCCGAGTACGCTTCACGCTGGCCTGAAGGCTCGGAAGCGTCAGTATCTGATGACCGCGAGGGCGATGCTTATTACGACAAGGCCGAGGTCATTGTTGTCGGTCAGTTGTTCTATGTGAAGCGCAAGCCGATGGAACTGGTGCTGATGTCCAACGGTGCTGTGTATGAATCCACCGACGATTTTGAGAAGGTGGTAGACGAACTCGCTGCTGTTGGTCTTACTGAGGTTAGACGCAGGACGGCATACAAGAATGTAGTCTGTTCGCACTTCTACGATGCAACGGACTGGCTAGAGGATGAGGAAGAAACCATCTTTGACCGTGTTCCTGTTATCCCTGTTTACGGTAACTTTAAGATAACCGAGAACAAGACAATCTACTGGGGTGTGGTCGAGAAGCTACTTGATCCTCAAAGGGTTCTGAACTATTCGATGTCGCGTGAGATTGAGGAAGGCGCACTAGCACCAAGGGCGAAATACTGGATGACTTTGACGCAAGGCGCTGGGCATGAGGACACGCTGTCTACACTGAACACCAACAGCGACCCGGTGCAGTTCTTTAATGTTGACCCAGAGAATCCCGGCCCACCACAGCAGAACGGTGGTGCAATGGTCAACCCAGGTCTGAGGACGATCTCCGAATCAATGAGACAGTTGATCGGTCAGACCTCTGGTATGTTCGCTGCAAACATGGGGGACAATCCCGGTCTCCAGTCTGGTGTGGCTATTGAGAGGCTGCAGAGTAAGGGCGACAACGGCACGGTGAAATACTTTAGGGCATTGGAAACAGCTATCGCTGCAACTGGTGATCTGTTGGTTAAAACAATCCCGAAAGTCTATGACACTCGCAGGACTGTGCGGCTTCTCTACGAAGACAACACGGCAGAGATGATCACGCTGAATGACACGGTGATTGATAATCAAACCGGCGAACCTGTCACGCTGAACGATCTCACAAAGGGTCAATACAGTATTACCTGCCGCGCCGGCCCAAGTTTCAGGAACAAACAGCAGGAGACCATTGAGACAATTATTGAGATTGCCAAGGTTGATCCTTCGATCATAAGCATGTCTGGTGACATCCTGTTGAATGCAATCCCGACATCTGCTGCGATTCAGATCGGGGAAAGAAAACGGATGCAGATGCTGTCACAGGGTCTTATCCCTGCCAGTCAGATGACTGAGGAAGAAACTCAGCAGATGCAGCAGCAGCAGCAGAATCAGGGTCAGCAGCAAGACCCTAACATGGTTCTGGCGCAGGCCGAGATGGCAAAGGCGCAAGCAGAGCAGATGAGGGCGCAGGTAGAGGTGCAGAAGTTGCAACTTGAGACTGCCAGGATTCAGCTTGAGACACAGAAGTTCCAAGCGTCAATGCAGATGGATCAGGCCAACGTACAGTTGGATGGGTTCAATGCTGAGACGCAGAGGATGAACACACAGATCAAAGCACAAGAAGCTGGTGTGAGGATTCAGAAGGATTCCATCCAAGCGCAAGGGATGCAGATCGACAACCAGTTGAAGGTGGTCAGCGCACTCAATCCATTCAGGGGTCAACAATGAATCCACTAGCAGGGATTACTATCGTCATTGAGTCAGAAGAACCGCTGACTGAAAAGGCTAACAAGGCAAACAGGGATAACGTCATTGCCAATTGGAGCTTTGGGCCGGAAGAAACAACCAGTGATAACAAAGACTACTGGCGCCAGATGGCTAAGATTTGGAGCGTTAGTCCAGCAGAGGCTCGCCGTCAACTGTGCGCAAACTGTGAGTATTTCAACAACACTCCGGAATCGATGGAGATGATGGAGGCCGTCTCAGAGGATGAGTATGACGCTGACGGTGGTGGCCGTGGTTACTGTACGAAGTTTGAGTTCATTTGCCACAACCTGCGAGTATGTCAGGCGTGGGAAGAAAAAAAGTTTGAGGAGGACTAATGGCACAGTCAGCACTGCGTAGGATTATCGGCAATCCGTTAGAGACAGAAGCGCAGAGGATGGCGCAGGCTATTCCGACTCCAGTGAACAGGAACTTCGTCAGGCGTTACATGATGCCTGAGAATTTCCCGGCGATTAGCAATCCGGATGGCACCGTATCGACGCACCGAATGGCCTCTGCTGAAGTGGATGGTCGGAACATTGCCTACCCCACGATCATCCAAGACCCGGCCACCGGCAAGCTGACACAGATTGATGATGATCAGGCGTTTGACTACGCGCTACGCAACAACGAGTACCTGACCTTCCCCGATCAACAAAGCGCGCAGGCGTTTTCGGAAGGCGGCTATAAATCAAACGGCATGAACCCCCCACGCAACATGCAGCAGGAACGCATGGATGCGCGCAGGGCGAGGATCGGCATGGAGCCTTATGACAGGCAAGCCCCAACACAGTCGATTGGCAGCGCGCTGCGACAGTTCGTCTCCCTTGATGCCCCGCAAGACATGAGCCTTGGGGCAACAGTTGCCGACATGCTCATGGGGTTTGCGCCAGGGATCGGAACTGCGCAAGGAATAAGAGACTTTGAACGTGCAAGGCGTGACGACGATACTCTAGGTATGGTGCTGGGTGGAGTTGGTGCAATCCCGATTGCTGGTGGTATTGCAAAAACAGGAAAGGCAGTAATAAGAGCGGCAAAAGGGGCTGTGCATCCGAGAGTTTCAGAATACGCAGCAAGTGCCGGGTTTGATCCAAGAATTTTACAGGCAGGGTCTGGAGCACAAACAAGTGGTGCAAGAGTAGCGGATATTGATCGCGTCCAGCAGTTGAAGATTGATGTAAGCGACAATAGATTGCCAACAATCCCTGCGTTCAATATTGCTGATTATGAAGGCTACCCAATAATGACATCAATGTCAGACAGGGCTGCTGCTGGTGATTTTTTGCGATCTGTTAATGATATTCCTGTAGATGTTAATCGTAGAGGTGGGCAGGACTTCATGTTTGACCCATTGAACACTGGCAAGGTGTGGGCATCGGATAAGGCGGTTGTGCTTGGGTCTGGGGAGTCACGGATGCTACAGATGGCAAAGAATCTCAAACAGAAGACTGGGAGAGACCCACTGTTTGCCCCTTGGACTATGGCCCCCACAGGGGTTGATTATTCAACGATGACCGGCGAAACAATGCTGAAGTATGCCCAAGGGAACATGAACAAGTCAGTGCTGCGTAGCTTGGACAAGGACATCAAGAAAATAATCCCAGACTGGGCCGGGATAAACGACCCAGCGAGCATGGATAAATTCTATCAGGCAGGGGGTGATGGCAGGAAGGCAATCATCCAGTTGATGGACAAGAAATACCGAGACCGGGGAGCCTTGACATCAGGAGAGGCTCGGCTTGCTGTTACAGACATGGGTCAATACTTAAACCCAGATGGCACACTGCGCAATGTTGGTCAAATCAGTCCAGATGTCCCCGCATTCATGGCCGATGTGCATCCAACATACAACGCGGCATTGGGCGGGGCTGGTGTTGGTAGATTTCAAGAGCCTGTACAGGTCTATGAATTGTTCCCAGCAGCGGCCATGCTTGGTGGGTTTAATCCAATGGCTCCGCCAAGGAATGCGCTCAGATCGCTTGAAATGAAGCCATGGTCTACGATCATCACTCAGGATTTGATAAAAGGCATACAAGCGAGGCGTCAGTGATGGCAACAACTGGCGATGCATTATCAGAATGGGGGTGGAATCCACCAACAAAGTAAAAGTGACAAATTCTGTCACCTATTGACAATAAACGTCACATTGTGTCACCCTGCCTACAGGCCACCAGACCTTTTCTGGGCTATCACCTATAAGGGCATCTATGACGCAGCCAGACAAATACCAAATTGAAGTTGGAGATGAGACTCAGGAGACTGAGGTCATTCAAGAGGTTCAAGAGGTAGAAGAGTCTGAGGAGCAGGAAACTGCTGCCGAACCGTCAACGGATAGTGGGGAGACCCACGATAAACCTATCTTCACCGACAAACAGCAGCGGATATTCGACGAGGCAATCGGAAAAAAGGTATTCAAGCTCCGCGAAAAAGAGCGTGAGACCGAACAACTCCGAAAACAGCTTGAAGAATTCCAGAAAACTGAAACTCGGTCACGGCCATTTATACCTGACATGCCAGACCCGTTCGCTGTAACCGATGAGGAATACAGGCGAAAGGTTCGGGAGCGTGAACAGGCGTTGATATCCGTGGCGTCCTACGATGCACAACAGCAGATGGTTGAACAACACCGACGAGCTGTAGCAGAGCAGGCCGCGCAAAAGCAGCAAGAGGTATTGGTAGAGAAAGTCCAGTCTTATTCTGAGCGTGCAAAGACGCTAGGGATTAGACCAGACGAACTGCAAGCCGCTGGCGCTGTTGTTGGGAATTTCGGGATTGATGACTCACTGGTGCAGTACATCTTAGAAGATGACCAGGGGCCACTGATCACTAAGTATCTATCGCAGAACGTCCAAGAACTGGACAACCTGCGATACATGCATCCAACGCAAGCTGCTGTAAGGATTGCGACACTCATCAAGTCGAAAGCTGCTGCCCTGAAACCAAGACTAACTAATGTCCCTAATCCTATTCGGCAACCGCAACCCACTGGGATTGCACCAAAACCGAAGGGGCCAAGGGGCGCAACTTTTGAATAGGTGAATAAAAATGGCTAATAATCTCAGTAGTAACGTAACTCGGAAAGTAGCGCGGGTCTTCCTTGATGCTTTCGAGAACTCACGGGTAATCACCAAGACAGTTGACACTCAGCTTCTGTCCGACAAGTTCAATCCTTCAAGCGGTAGCACTGTAGATTTCAAGCGTCCGCATGACTACAACACCATCCGCACCACTGGCGGTGACATCTCTTCCTCTACCAAATCCTCAATCATTGCTGGTAAGGCAACTGGTACAGTCCAGCAGTACTTCACTGCTGCGACCGACTGGGGCAACTTGGAAGAAGCGATTCAGCTCGACCAGCTTGAAGACATTCTGGCTCCGATGGCTCGACGTATCGTGACTGACCTTGAACTGGACTTCGCAGCCTTCATGCTGAAGAACTCTTCACTGCGCTACGGTACTCACGGCACAGCGGTAGATGCTTGGTCTGACGTTGCTGGCGCTGGTGCGTTTATGGACTCAATCGGTATCAACCCTGCCGCCGACCGTTACTACCTGATGAATCCCTTCACGGTAGCTGGCCTGGCAAGTGCTCAGTCAGGTCTGAACTCTGTTGACAGCCTGATTCGTACAGCGTGGGAGAATGCCCAGATCAGCACTAACTTTGGTGGTCTTCGTGCATTGAGCGCAACTACTCTGGCGAGCTTCACTTCAAGTTCTGGCGCAGACCGTGCCGGTACGCTGAGTGCTGCACCTGATGCAACCTACGTCACTGCAAAGGACACAATGACCCAGTCTCTGGCTGTCACTGCTTTCCAAGCAAACATGGTTGTGAAGGCAGGCGAGCTGGTAACGATTGCTAACGTCAACCGTCTGAACCAGTCAACCCGTCAAGCGATGGTCAGTGCTACTGGCACCAACGTAGCATGGACTGGTGTTGTAACTGCTGACGTAACTCTCGGCGCGTCTGGTGAAGGCACTCTGGTAGTGGCTGGCCCAGCGATCTACGAAGCCGGTGGTCAGTACAACACTGTAACTGCTGCACCTGCTAACGGCGCTGTGATTACAATTGTTTCTGCTAGTGCGACTCTGTACCAACCGAACCTGTTCTACACTAAGCAGGCGTTCGGATTGGGGACAGTGAAGCTGCCTAAGTTGTACTCAACTGACACAGTAGCGACTACCGAAGACGGTATGTCCATCCGTATCAGCAAGTACAGTGACGGTAACGCTAACTCGCAGTCAATCCGCTTCGACTTGCTCCCAGCATACGCTTGCTTCAACCCAAGCATGGCTGGACAGGGATTCGGAGTTGCTTGATATAAATCAATAGGTTAGCGTACTATTGATTGATGTAGTAGAATGTAAATGCGCCGGGGAATAATTACCCCCTTGAGTTTAGGCTTCCCACCTAAACAAAGGCGCATTTCCCACACCTGAAGCTGCACATCATGCGAGGCTGCAAGCAGTTAGTGCTTATGGCTTTGACGCTAATCACGGCAGGAGACTTACTTGATGGCTAAGAAAGACCCGCGATTAGAGAGAGTCGGCGTAGAAGGCTTCAACAAGCCAAAGCGCACTCCGAGCCATCCTACAAAATCCCATGTTGTCGTTGCCAAAGTAGGCGACGAGATCAAAACGATCCGTTTCGGCCAGCAAGGTGTCAGCGGCTCTCCGGCAAAAAAGGGCGAGTCTGAATCAGACCGCAAGCGCAGAGCGTCATTTATGGCGCGGCATAAACAAAACATCGACAAAGGCAAAATGTCGGCGGCTTTCTGGGCTGCAAAGGAGAAATGGTGATTACAAGCATTTGGATTAAGCCAAGTGGTGTAGAAGTCAAAGTGGACATCAGCAGTTACGAAGCTGCTGCAAGTCTTGGCTGGAAGCCTAAAGATCAACAGCCGGTAGTTGAAGCAAAGAAACGTGGTCGACCAGCTAAATCTCAAGAGGCATAAGAAATGGCAACAGTTGCCCAAGTAGCGAAAGCATCATTGCAAGCGATTCTGGTACAAGCGTCAGAGGCTCCACTGGAAGCTGACGAGTATCAGGACTTTATTTTTGCGATGAACAACTACATGGCATCACTTGCTGCCAAGGGCGTCAACCTTGGTTATACCAATGTATCTACGTTAGCGGATTCCGTTACCGTTCCGCCTGGCGCTATTACTGGATTGATTGCCAACATGGCGATTCAGTCTGTTCCCTATTACGGTGGTGTAGTTACTCCTGAACTTGCGATGACTGCGAGGGAAGGTATGCAGGCAATGCGTCAACTCGGCCAGATCATTACTCCGACCAGACTACCATCTACACTACCGATTGGTTCTGGCAATGAAGAGTCTATATACGGTTATTCCTCGCACTTCTACACTGGTGACGAGACTGGCATTGCTACTGAAACCAACGGACTAATCGGATTGGAGACATCAACAAATGGTTGACCGTTCGTATGGCGTAAGACAGAGCCAGTTCATTGAAGAGACATCAGTCCCTGCTGGGTCGTCGCTGGGGTTCTTCAATGCCGGCTACAACTACCAAATCACTTATGCAAACTTCCTGTCAGGTCTTGGGGTAACCGGGTCGATTGTGCAGGATGGAAATGTCACCGGCACTCCGGTGCTGGATGTGTCAGGCACTGTAAACAACATCCGCAACCTTGAGAACGGCGCAGGGATTGCGTGTAGCGTGTCGGCAGAGAATGGAATTACAGTAGCTCACAACTTTACTGTCAACGCCACCGGCTCTCCGTTGATGCTGAATACCACAGCACTCAGCCCGACATTTGTCTCACTGGTCGCTGGTACAGGCATCACGTTAACAGCGGCAAGCAGCACAATCACGATTACCAACACTCAGGCAGTGGCGCAGGTGCGTGGTCAGGTGTATATGCAGGGCAACGCTACTGCGACGGTAATAGCGTCCACTGCTACACCTGTTCTTGTTGCTGGAACGTGGACTGTCGATCTGTCTACTAACGCAACCTGCACAACAGCAGGCCGAATTACTTACACTGGAACAACGACTCAGATACTGACAATCAATGCGGCAATAAGTCTTGATCCAGTCAGTGGTTCTAATCAGAACTTGCAGGTCTATCTGTACAAGAACGGTGCTGCAATTGCTGGCTCCAGAATAGAATCAAAGATAAACACTGGTGAACACCTAGCAGTTCCGCTTGTGTATCAAATATCAATGGCAACCAATGACTACATTGAGATTTATGTGCAGAACTCTACGGCAACAAATAACATCACGGTAAGCCGAGCTGTATTGAGTATTAACTAATGCCAGCACTTCCCATTACCAACGGGTTTTATGTCAGTCCGTCGCTCCCATTGAGTGCGCAGGAGTGTTTGAACTGGTATCCGAATATCAGTGAGACTGCTGCGCTGTCGCAAGAAAATCTCTTCGGTACGCCGGGAATTGTTCAATTGGTGACGTCTGGGACTATCCAAAATCAGAACCGTGGTATGCACGAAATGTCAGGCGTGGCGTATGCGGTGAACGGTGGCAAGCTATACAAGATCGTTGAAACGGTGGTACTTGCTGTTGCATCGTATTCATTAGATGAGCTTGGGAGTATCGCTGGTACTGCGCGTGTATCAATGGCAGACAACGGCACACAACTGATGGTGATGGTGCCTGGTGGTAATGGGTACATCTACAACCATGTCACTGATACGCTAGTTCAAATCACGGATGTTGATTTCACTGCCAATGGTAATCCACAGTTTGTAGTGTTTGTGGATAGTTACTTCGTATGCACTACGGATACAAAGAAGTTTATCTGTTCTGCACCGAATGACGGGACAAGCTGGAACGCTTTGGATTATGGAACGGCTGAGTCTGATCCTGATGTCACTGTTGCTCCCATAGTCTTCAAGAATCAATTATTCATCTCAGGTTCGCAAACCATTGAAGCATTCCAGAATATAGGCGGTGCTGACTTTCCATTTCAAAGAACTGGCCTGTTTATTCAGAAAGGCGTAATGGCTCCATACTCGCTGATAAACGCTCAAGATACGTTTGTATGGGTCGGCGGTGGAGAGAATGAAGGGCCGTCTATCTGGGCGCTGTCTGGTAACGACTCGGTAAAAATATCCACAACACCAATTGATAACTTGTTACAAAATCTTACGCAGGAACAGCTTCAGGATATTTATTCATGGGCCTACGCTCAGAATGGTGCTTATTTCATAGGGTTCACGCTTCCTTTAAGAACGCTGGTGTTTGACATGGCGTCAAAGAGGTGGCATGAAAGGCGATCATTTCTCGAGGGTGAATTGTCACGATTTCGCGTATCCGATATGTGCAAGGCATACAACCAGATACTGTGTGGTGACTTTGTTGACGGCAGGATTGGGAGAATTGATCCTCTAGTATTTAC